GTCGTGCGTGCGGCGCGTTCGCGATGGCGGTGTCCGTCGCAACTGCTGAGGCTACGGACGACGGCGACGAGCCGGCACCGCGTGGTGTGCGATACAGGGCGCCGCAGCCGGAACTCTCGGCGGCGCTGGCCGGCGCCACGAAGCGCAGTCTCGGCGATGCGTGGGCGTGGTCACGCAGGAACTCCGCCGTGGACATCTCACCGCTTGTAGCGGCCACGCTGGCCTTGTGGTTGGCAGAAGCGACCGACGGCGCGGGTGTTCCGTTGGTCGCGTTCGTCTGAGAGGAGCAGTCAAATGAACCGCGAGACTGCTTGCCTGATGGCGGGCGCACTGCTCATCACCGCCGGCGTCGGCATCATCTACTGGCCTGCTGCGCTGATCGTGGCGGGCGTTCTACTGCTCGTCGCCGGGCTGGACGTGACGCGATGAGCCCGGCGGACGGATGACGAGCCTCATCCGTCGCGTGACCACGAAGGCCAGCGAGACACGCGACGCGACGATCACACTCGGCCAGTACGCGGAGATGTTGCAGTACGGTGGCCTGAACTACGACGTGACGGGTGGCGGAACTCTCGGCGGCAAGACTGAGGACATCGCCTCCGACTTCCAGGGCTACGTTCAGGGTGCCTACCAATCCAACGGTGTCGTCTTCGCGTGCATCACGGCGCGGATGCTGCTGTTCAGTGAGGCCAGGTTCCAGTATCAGCGTCTTCGCAACGGCCGGCCCGGGGACCTGTTCGGCACGCCCGAGCTCGCGATCCTCGAGCGGCCGTGGCCGGACGGCACAACCGGTGACCTACTGAGCCGTGCATTGCAGGACGCGGACCTCGGCGGCAACGCCTACGTGCATCGTCCGTCGAAGGACCGCCTGGTGCGGATGCGACCGGACTGGGTCACGATCATCCTCGGCTCGATGCGTCGTGACTGGGAGCCGGGCGACCTTGACACCGAGGTCGCGGGGTACCTCTACCACCCCGGTGGACGGTCTTCCAGCCGCGACCCGGTAGGTCTACTACCGGAGACGGTGGCGCATTGGGCACCCATCCCTGACCCAGGCGCGTCGTATCGCGGTATGTCGTGGATCACACCGCTGGTCGATGAGATCCGCGGCGATCAGTCCGCGATGACGCACAAGTTGCAGTTCTTCGACAACGGCGCGACCGTCAACCTTGTCGCGACGTTGCCGCCCGAGGTCCAGACAGAGGCGTTCAACCGCTGGGTCGCGCTGTTCAACGCGGGTCACAAGGGCAAGCTGAGTGCATACGAGACGGTGTTCCTCGGCGGCGGCGCGGACTTGAAGGCGATCGGCTCGGACATGAAGCAGATTGACTTCAAAGAGGTGCAGGGGCACGGCGAGACGCGAGTATGCGCGGCGGCGCGCGTACCGCCGATCATCGTCGGCCTCAGCGAAGGACTGGACGCCGCGACGTACGCGAACTACGGACAGGCGCGGCGCGCGTTCGCCGACGGCACGATGCGCCCGTTGTGGCGGTCGATGTCGGGAGCTCTCGCAACGATCGTCAAGCGCGAGCCCGCGGCCCGACTGTGGACCGACCAGCGCGACATCCCGTTCTTGCAGGAGGACGTCGCCGACGAGGCGAACATTCAGCAGGTCCGCGCCATCGCGATCCGCCAGCTCGTTGAGGCTGGTTTCGAGCCGGACAGCGTTGTGGCGGCGATCGAATCCGACGACTACAGCTTGCTGATTCACAGCGGCTGGTACAGCATCCAGTTGCAAGCGCCGGGCACGGTTGCACCCCTCGAAGCGCCCGCCGTTCCCCCCGTCGCCGGCGACTAGCCGTCGATCCCAACCCCCGGTCCGATCTCACGGGAGAGGAGTACCTATGAAGCCCGATGCACCTGGGGCGGCGACGGCTGCTGCCCGTGATGACCTGACACGGCCTACACGGTCGATCATTCGCGCGATCCCGCCAGCGGTCGATCTGCGAGCCGAAGATGGCGAGGACACGCGGCCGGTCCTGTTTGGCTACTTCTCGCGCTTCAACCAGTGGACGGAGATCAACTCGTACTTCGAGGGACGCTTCATGGAGCGCATTGCGGCGGGCGCGTACAAGAAGACGTTTCGCGACCGCCTCTCGGAGGTCCGCGTCCTGTTTCAGCATGGCCGCGATCCGCAGGTCGGCGACAAACCGATCGCTGAGATCGAGGAGCTGCGTGAGGACGCCGACGGTGCCTACTACGAGGCCCGCCTGCTCGACGGCGTCCCGGATCTTCTCGAGTCGGGCTTGCGCGCCGGCCAGTACGGCCAGTCGTTCAAGATGGAGATCCTGCGCGAGGAGTGGGTTGAGGAGCCCGCGGTGTCCGATGACAACCCAGCCGGGTTGCCTGAGCGGACGATCAAGGAGATCCGTCTGTTCGAGTTCGGCCCGGTGACGTTCCCGGCGTACGCGAACACCGAGGCCGGCCTGCGGTCGATGACCGACGAGTTCGTCTTCGACTGGCTCGCGCGCCAACCCGAGCGCGCACGCGATCTCATGCGCGGCGCCCACGACCTTTCCCTGGCGACCGATCGTGTCGCTGAATCCCAGGACTCCGACGCTGACGCCGCGCGCAAGCGCACCTCGGCTGACGAGCAGTCCGACAAGCAGGACGCACCCTCCGAAGACGACGCCGCGCTTTCGCGCACCTCGGCTCAGGAGCGCCGCGACCCCGACAAGGGCCGTTACGGCCTCACCCCGACAGACCCGCGCCCGTCATGGGCGCTCTGAGCAACTAGGAGGGATGCGCTTATGCGTACCAAGGACGAAATCCTCGACGAGATCGAGGAGGACAAGACTCGCATCCGCGAGATCGACACGACCTACCAGGGGCAGTTCCTTGACCCTGAGTCCGACGACGGCAAGGACTGGTCGGAGCGCAATCAGCGCATCGACGAGAACGCCCGCACCGTTGCGCAGATCGACAAGCGCGAGGCGCGTCTGCACGAGCTCGCCGGCAACGAGCAGGCTCGCGAGAGCGGTGACGGCGCGACCTTCCAGGTCCAGCGTTCCGGCGTCGCCCGCGACGAGGACATCTACGACCTGTCGACGGTTCGCTCGTCTGTGAGCGATCCGCGGCGGCAGGCCGAAGAGCTGCGCAGCCGGTCGATGCGGATGCTCGAGCGCACGAAGTTCCAGCACCCCGCCGTCGACCAGGACGTGGCTCGCGGCAGCGTCGAGACGCTGTTGGACCGTGACAGCTCGGACGCTCGGTTCGCGCGCTACTCGCTGGCGGTCGGCGATCCGGCGTACTCGCGTGCGTTCTGGAAGTGGGCTGCCCGCGGCGACGTGTCGAACATGAGCGCCGGCGACATGGCCGCGTGGAACCGCGGCCAGATGGCCGAGCGCGCCCTGTCCCTCACCGGTTCGGCTGGCGGCTTTGCCGTCCCGTTCGCGCTCGACCCGACGCTGATCAACACGAGCAACGGCGTCGTCAACCCGATTCGCCAGATCTCGCGTGTCGAAACGATCGCGGTGGACGAGTGGCGCGGCATCTCGACGGCCGGGATCACGGCGTCGTACGCTGCGGAGGCGACGGAGACGACGGACAACGCCCCGACGCTCACGCAGCCGACGGTGTCGACGGAGAAGGCGCAGGCGTTCGTGCCGTTCTCCATCGAGGTCGGTGGCGACTGGTCGGGCCTGCAGGTGCAGATGGCTGCCGCCCTCGTCGACGCTCGCGACACACTGGAGGCCGGGAAGTTCATCACCGGCACCGGTACGAACGAGCCGTTCGGTGTCGCGGTCGGCACCACCAACACGGTCGCAGCGGCCGTGGGGCTGACGATGACGCTGGCGAACCTGTACGCGCTCTTGGCGGCCCTGCCGCCTCGCTACCGTGCGCAGGCATCGTTCATCGGGGACCTCGAAATCCTCGTCAGGATCCGCCAGTTCGACACGGCGGGGTCCAGCGCGGCGATCTGGGTCGACAGCCTGCAGGACGACATGGCGTCGCGTCTGCTCGGCAAGCCGGTGTACGAGGCGTCGGAGATGCCGGGCACGATCGTCAACACGGCGAAGATCCTCATCTTCGGGGACTTCAGCCGCTACCTGATCGTGGACCGTGTCGGCCTGACGGTCGACGTGATCCCGCACCTGTTCGGTGCGAACCAGAGGCCGACCGGGCAGCGCGGCCTGTACGCCTACTGGCGCAACGGGGCGAAGGTGCTCGACGCCAACGCGTTCCGCGCCCTCACCGGAACCACCTAGCCAACTTGCTCCAGGCGCGCTAAGTGGTGCGCCTGGAGCAGCACCCGAGAAAGGACTAGCCAATGGCTGACAACACGCCAAATCAGAAGCCGGCCGAGGCCCCGAAGGTCGAGGTCAAGACGGACGAGAAGCTCGCGAACGTCGGTGTCCCGACGCCGCAGTCTCTCCGCATCCTCGCGGAGGATCTGCCGGAGAAGGACAAGGTGCAGGTCGCGTACAAGGACGCGATGCTGGCCGATACCGCGCAGGACGAGTGCAAGGCGAAGGTCGTTGCCGTCGATGCGTCCCCGGACGCCTCGGAGACCCCGTCCGGTGGGGCGCTCAAGAAGGTCACCGGCATCAGCAACGACACGGAGCGCGGCGAGAAGTACGCGCGCGAGAAGACCGCTCGGCGCTGGGGCTACGTTCCGGTCTGAGCACCATCGGGGTTATCGCCGGGTCGGCGAACGCTGGCCCGGCGCACCCCATGATCGAAGGGACAGGCTTATGGCTCCTGCAACCAAAGTGCGGCGCGAGCTCGTGCAACCTCGCGAGCCTTCCACGGGCACGTTCGAGGGCGATGCGTTTGTCCTCAGCCCATCAGAGATCTTCGCTGCGGACCACCCGATAGTCCGTCAGTTCCCGCATCTGTTTCGTCCGGTGCGCGAGTCGCGTCCTGCTGTTGAGCAGGCGACGGCAGCGCCCGGCGAACTGCGCGGCGAGCCGAGGTAGATCATGCCTGCCAAGTACATCGGTGAGGCTGTCTATGCCGAGGACGTTGCGGTTGCGTCGGCTCTTCGCACGACCACGGGCAGCTCGGGCGAGCTGGTCGACTACGGCGGCGCCGGCACGTTGCGCGCGCAGTTGGAAGTGACGGCTGCGGCCGGTACTACTCCGGTGCTCGACGTGCTTATCCAGGACTCTCTGGATGGCACGAACTGGAACACGATCGGTACGTTCGCGCAGAAGACCGCGACGAGCCGCGAGGTCGTCAACGTGACGACGCCGTTCGCGAAGCGGCTGCGTGTGAGCTGGACGATTGCGGGGGCGGGGGCGTCGTTCACCTTCGCCGTGATCGTCGTGTCGCAGGCACCCTCGAGCTGAGCACACGCAGTAGACGAGTCATGCCCGCGGCGCCACTGTGCGTCGCGGGCTGAGTAGGGAGGGAGGTTCTTATGGCGCGAGTAGAGATCAAGGGTCTCTCCATCGGCGTGGTGCAGGACCGCAACGGCAACGTGCTGTCCGGCATCACGTTCACGTGCTCGGCGACGGTGTATGCCGCCGCGACGGGTGCGACAACGCTGACAGGCGCGCAGCTTGCCAGCACCGCGCCGGACGGCGAGCTGCCTGGTTGGCTTGAGCCCGGCACGGTCACCATCACGATCCCGTTGACGGGCAAGACCGTCACGTTCGAGGCGGGCACGGATGTCACGCAAGCGGAGCTGGATGCGGTGGAAAACAGGGCTGCGGCCATCGAGGTTGGCCTGGAGCTGAACGTCCACAGCTTTGCGGGAATCGACTTCACGGGCGTAGCCGATTCCACGGCCGCGTTGCAGGCCGCGATCCTTGCCGCGAGCAATGCGGGCGTGACCTCTGGCCGGAGTGCCGGAACGCTCTCTGCGTCCCTTTCGACAGGCGCTGCGATCGCCGCGCTCCCAGTGGCTGCGCTCAGCGCGCCGGTGGGCGAGGGCAGCCTGATCGCCGTCAAGAGTGGCGCCAACACGCAGTATTGGACGGTCACGGCGAACGCTGCCACGGGCGCGACATCGCTGCCGGTCGCATCGCAGACACCGGGCTTCGCCTATCCGTCAGGGTCGACGGTGACCGTGACGGTGCAGGTCAAGCTCAGCGGCTTCACGTCGCGCGACGTGCTGCTCAGCGACACGCTGTTGCACTACCGCAACGTCTGGGTCGACGCCGGGAAGGCCCGATTCATCAAGCGCACGAACGGGTCGAGCATGCTTCGCACCCCGCTCACGACCTCCCCCGCGACCTGGGCGGCGACGGGTTCAACCAACGGCACGAATCAGCTCACGATCCTCACTAATCGCCGCGCGTTCGTGGTCGGGCGCACCGTCACCGATGCGGCCGGGAAGATCCCGGCAGGCACCACGATCCTGTCGATGAACTGGACGACGAACGTCGCCACGCTCTCAGCAGCGGCAGCGGCGGGAGCATCGTCTGGGGCCATGACACTCACCGGCACCACCTACTACGGCACCGGCCAGAACATTCGCCTCACGGGCGGGATCTGGGACCCCAACGGCAAGACGTGCGTCGGTGGCATCCTCGCCCCGATCTACGCGGAGAACTACCTGTATGAGGAGGCGACGGTCCGCCTGGGTAACCTGTCCGGTGCTGATTGGGCGATCAAGCACGGTGGGCGCGTCGGACGCGTCACGCGCTGCAACATCTTGGGTGGCGAACTGGTCACCGCCGACGGCATCCACACCTTCCACGGGCAGAATCTCGCCGTCGACAACAACTACGCCGAGTCGGGCGACGACCCGTTCCCCGTCGGGCAAGAACCCGGCAGCATCTTCATGTTGGCCGACCCCGACCCGATCTCGAACGTGGTGCTCACGAGCAACCGCTGCAAGTCCAAGCGCGGCTTCGGGGTCAGCGTTTTCGTCGGCTACAAAACCGCGCAGAATGTTGGGCCGGACCCCAACCATGCCGTCACGAACGTCGTGTATGACGGCCTCGTCGGCACATCTGGTGAACTCAGCAACGGCGGGATTCGTGTCGTTGACCTGAACCTGCCAGCTCCGGGCGCGCATCTCATCAGCGGCGTCGCTGCGCGCGGTGTCGCTCTCGCCCTTGGCTCAGCGACGCACGACGGCGCGAATCCCTATGTGGTGCAGGTCGACTCCGCGACGGACGTTGCGATCGACGCTGGTTTGGATTGGACGAACCCGACTGGCCCAACGCTTTCTGCTCTGTTGTCGATCGCTGCCCCGATCACGTCTCTGCCGATTGTCGCTCTGCCGTCCGCGCTTGTGCTGGGCGCCAACGTGATGCTCGCCGACAACGCCGGGCATTATCAGGTCTGGACGGTCTCAGCGGCAACGGCGGCGGGCGCCACGAGCCTGCCGGTCAGTTCGCAGACCCCGAACTTCACCTTCCCAGCGGGGACGCCCGTCACGGCGATGTTCAACCGTGAGCGCGCCAGGCAGACGTACGGCCTGCGCACCACGATCCGCACCCCGAAGCGTGGGGCGCCGCTGCCGGACCTGCGTGGCAACGTGCGCCGAGCAGCAA